CGCCTATATAATATCTTCTATCACATATTTCGGATAGGCCCCTACAGAGTAGGGAAAGCGGGTCGTTGAGGGTTCGTGTAGCAATTGGATTAAAGCTCCAGGCGAAGTGAGTTATCCATGTCGGCCATGATGGACATAGCAGTACGCCCGGCTCTTACAGCAGCAGGCGCGTTCTTTAAGACCGATTCGAGAAAGTCTTCCCAAGATCCTAGTCCGGTTTCGGTACGTTCTCCTGAAAACTTAGAGTAAGCAGAGTTAAGACGTCCTCGTAGGCTAGGATTGTCCTCGGCTGGCTTGGTGGCCATCCGAGCAATGAAGTTTCTGGAATCAGGCTTCATCTCGAGAAATTGGACCAACTCGTATTGTAGTACGGTTGCATCAGCCGCTGCACCTTCGACGAAGATGTAGTGGCAACCCCATGAACGGGTGTTCTCAATCGTGTTGTCAGAAGGCTTGTAAAAGCCATATGCTTCTGTATCAGAAGGCGTGCCCATGATGTAGCAGCCTGACGTTATCGAACCATGTTTGGAAACTGGTGCGACACTTTGGAATGAGTTCGGGTTGTCGATACCCGGCCAATTAGAAGTGCTGGCAGAATCCGACTTAAAGTGGATTGCGCCTTGGTTCTCAAGGGATGAGTGTATGTAGTAGGCTCTTAAGTAAGCTCCTACAACTCGGTACCCCTGCATAGACCCATTAATTGAGTCAAAGGTGGCTGAGTGTGAGGTTGTCCAAGCACTAGTGGCGGTCGAATCAGCAACATAAGTACCATGTGCAATGCTGCTAACCATCTTGCCCGGCGCGAAAGCAAAAGCTGCTCGCCCGTTGCTGTTGGTACTAATTGTACCGACAGTTCGAATGCATGTAGCGATGGTTTTCTCCGAACAAGCGTCCGGATACTTAAACCCAGTTGAACGCAGAGCGCGACATAAAGTCACGCAGTCGTTGTCCTTGCGACGCTTAGACCTGGGAGGCTTATTGCTCTTAACCTTAGGATCCGCTCCTGGTTTTGTTTTCCCCTTCTTATTCTTTGACATCTGTAGTATGATTTACTGTTTTAAATCGAGGAGGGGTGTATCTCCTTCACCCCTACCACAGATGTCGCACCAGAACCCCCTACTTCCGCACAGCTTTCGCTGTGGGAGTAGGAGCTCTTTTAGCCCGTGTGGGCCGTATTCGACGTTGGCGTTTGTCAGGTTGTGCCGCCGGTCTTATCTTTTCAGACTTGACCGGTTTCTCAGCCGGTTGCTTCTTTTCAGCTTTAACCGGTTTCATAGCCAGTTTCTTCTTTTCAGATTTCACTGGTTTGGCCGTCTTCTTCCTCTGACGTTTTCGCTTAACCTCAATCCACTCACCTTTGTCTTCGTTGATCTCGCTGTCCGGCTCATCCTTTTTCTCTTCTTCCAAATCTGGGTCAGAGGATTTCTCCTCTTTCTCAAAATAGAAGTCGGGTCTGAAAACTTCGTCTATCTCAAAGTCACCAAACAGGTGGTCGTTGGCCGGTGGTACGGTTTCGCCATTAATGACGACAGTCTCGTTCTTGTGACGGGCGAGTACTTTGGGTTCAATGCTTGGGGGGTTCAGCAAATCCTTCACAGTGTTGGCAGCATAAAGCCATCTGTAAAATTTCTGTAGGTCCGCCTCAGGCAAAGCTAAGTCCAACTCGTCTTCCATCCACTCTCCATACTCATTGGGGTATTGTACGGAGAGGTCATAACGGGACCACCATGAAGCGACATCTCGCCAAATATCCTGACGCGGGGCACCATGTTTCACAACGGCTCTTGAATAAGGGCCAATGATCGGGGTGTTGCGGTCAGTCAATAGCAAGGCATGCGACTTGGCAATCAACTTATCTCCCGGAGTGACAGAACTCGAGAGACTGGTGGTGGTGTGGAATTTCCCTAGTGTACGACGAAGATCACACATCGAGTCCGGACATCCAGTCCAAACATCTGGTGAGTAAACACGGGCCAAGAAATTGACCCCTCGTTCGCCGCGCTTAACCACTTCTCCTGTAATCACCTGTCCCATCATATCTCCAGCTTTTTCGATTGCTTCACTCGGCAGATCAGGTGTGATGCCGTCATCTCCACCATACATCCCACGTGCCATAGCATCCCACGCATCCCTATGTCCTATAAACTTAGAAAGCTTACGCATAGTGCGAAAAGCAAGGTAGCAAATAAAAGCATTCAGGAGGGTGTTGTAGATACTGGTCTCCGGTGAGCCGGAGAGGCGGGACATAAGGGTCTCAAAACGAGTGCCAAATGTAGCGAAAGCCTCCTGGTTGAATTGGGAACCGAGGAGGTCAGCGAGTTCCTCGTGATAATCGACATGAAAAAATCGATAAGCGAGGCGGGATTCTAGGATACGTGCGACGTTGGCAAGTCGGCCATCCATGCGTGAGCAGTCGCTAATCTGGAGAAACGCAGCCCACATAGCAGCATGAACAACTCTGTCCGCTACTTCCGCTGGTGTCTTTGAGAAAGCATACCAGGGCTGTTTCTTCACATGATCAGCAAGAGCATACATGTACGTAGAGTAACGCATTTTGTCACTTCCGTTGATGGTCGATATATTTCGTGGGTCGTTGATGCTGCCGTAAGCTTCTTTCTTCTGAAAGCATTTTACAACGCGTTTGATATGAGGTCCGTCCATGGACGCGCGTTCAAGAATGTTACGCTGTGAAGGACGGTCCTGTTTATCATAAACGGTTTGAATGTCAACAGGTGAGGCATTGCGGGCATCGGGGATCAACTCATTAATAAAATCAATCATTGCGGTGTCCAAGAATTTGGTAAGCGGCAACTTGCCAGTAGCCACTTCGGTGATGCGCTTCTTGACACAACGTTCCTCATTAGGTCTAGTTAGGTCGGGCGCGGAGGCGGGGTGGATTATCGGAGCCATGAATGGGACAACGCCTGGTTTGGCTTCAGGATCATATTCATCTGGAGAAAATTGGTAACTGTCAATGTATTCACAAGCAGCAAAGATATTGTGCTCATGATTAGTAGCCGTGCGATTTTGGTGATAGCACGCTAGTACAGCAGCAGCTGTCTTTCTCTCTAGTGCGTCTGGAAACATGGTTTTGGGGAGATAGGACTCCATCGTAGCCTTAGTGAGCTTTGTGTTGCCCGACGCGACCACGTCAGCCAGAGCGTTGTCCAACTGCACCGGAATCAGTGCAGAGGAAAATGATCCATTGGAAGAAGTCGCAACGTTAATTCCATCTTTCCCGACAACGCGTAATCTGTTAATCAGTTTGTTGCCAACTCGATGGGTTACGTGTAACCTCTCTAAGGGTTGTCCACCCAAGTGCTCAGCGGGATTGGTTCCGCCGAATATTCCCCAGGAAGTCCACTTGCCAATCGGTATTAACAGTACCAATTGTTTGTGGGCGCCCGCTTGCGCGCGTTCCACTAAGTATGAAACGATGGTTTTGCGGGTTCCACAGGCGCTCATTTTGGCGACCGTAATGCAATCAGCGCCGTAATTCCAAATACGGTGCCGATAGGTTGCTCCACCTGAAACAAAGCATTCCAGGGTGTCGTCTCTGAAACAAAAGCCGCCTTCTCCAATTCTACCTGTAAGATTTTCTGGTTGAATGGTAAAGAGCAGTGTCGGTTTCACGTGGGTGGCAAGGTGGTCGATCATGTCAACGTAATAATCTACGTCGACCATTACGACTAGGTGTTGCTTTCGTGGGACGGCATGTTTGGCCTTAACATAAGTGTCTTTGGCCCAGTAATGGTAACGGTTACCATCATAGCCTTTCCTCTGGTCAGAACGTGATTGTTGCCAAAAGAATGGTTGAAGTCCTACGCTAGCAGCCAGCGTGACGGCGAATTGAGCAACCGCGTTGCGTTTTGATGCGGCAACGGGGTGCGAGTGGTTTCCTAGGTTAATAGGGTTCTGGGGGGAAAATTTGACCTTGTGAAACTCAGACTTAAGGTGCTGAGGGTTCCCGCGCGTTTGATTAGTTTTAGTGACGCGGTATGACGAGGTTGATCTTCCCGTAGCGCTGGGGTTACCAGGCTCTTCATGTTTTCGGAATTGCGTAATGCGTGCCCGAGCGCGATCTCGGGCTTCGTTGAAAACGTGGTATAGTGACGCGAGCA